ACTCGCCCGAGGCCGGGATCATCGTGACGGCCTGCGTCAGCCCCTCGGCCGTGTCTGGATCGGCCAGAGGCCGGAACACCTCAAAGGACAGCTGCGGCAGGCGGTTGCCGTAGGTCGAGAGCGCCAGCTCCTCGAAGACGACATAAGCGGTGCCGCGATAGGCAGGCGTGTTCGCCGCGCCCATCCTGGCCGCGATAAACGGGTCCGCCGTCTGCGCCTCATCGCCCGGATACCAGCGCCAGGTGACACCGGAGATGTCCATCGGCTTGCCGTCCGCCCAGATGCGCCCGATGCCGGTGATCGGCCCCTCGCAGAGCGCGACCGCGAAGGAGGCGTAGTAGAGATACTCGGTGGTCTTAACCTTGCCGCCCCCGCCACCCTTGCCGCCGCCTTGCGTGGTGGTCTTCGTCTCCTCGCGGAAATCCGTCGCCCAGATGATGTTGCCGCCCATCCGCATCCGGCCGTAGAGCCGCGGGACGACCGCGCCTTCGGTCGCGGAGGTGATGCGCAGCGTGTCGAGCCGCGCGCCCTCGATGCGCTGGGTGGGTGCGAGCGACGAGATGATCCAGCTGTCCACGACCGAGCCGATGCTGGAGCCGATGAAGCCGCCGATGGTCGCGGCGCTGACGCCGAGGATCGCGCCGCCGATGCTGCCGCCAATTGAGGCGCCGGCCGCGCCGAGAACGAGGGTGGCCATGTGTGGAACTCAGCGTTGCGGGAAGAGGAAGGCGAAGGCGATGCGCCGTCGCCAGGATGGGGTGAGCGGTTCCTCGATCACGCCGAGCCGCTCGTATGCGTGGAGGAAGGTGTCGGGCCCGGTCAGGATCCCGACATGCTTGGCGATGGCGCGCGGCTTCATGCGAAAGAGGACCAGCGCGCCGGGACCGGCCTCGGCAGGCGACACCTCGATCATCATGGCGCGCGCGCCGTCGGCCAGCACCTCGCGCGGTCCGGTCTCGCCCCAGTCGCGGCTGTAGGGCGGGATCGGGAACGGCTCAGGGCCGACGATCTCGCGCCAGACGCCCCGGGCCAGTCCGAGGCAGTCGCAGCCGACACCGCGGAGGCTGGCCTGGTCGTGGTACGGCGTGCCGAGCCATGAGCGCGCAATGGTGATGACGCGCTGGGGATCAGCGGTGTTCACAGCACCGACCCCTCGTGCCCGCCATCGTTCGTGGCATAACGCAGCACGGCATCCTGACCGGGGATATGCGGGAAGCCGCGGAAGTTGGCGGTGTTGGCGAACTTGGCCCCGCAGGTCTCCATGCGCTTGTCGCAGCCTGCGCGGATGGTGAAGGCATCGTCTTCGGCGATCGCGCGCACCGGCGCTTCGAGCAGCGTCAGCACCGCGATGCCATCCGTCACGTCATGGCCCAGCACTTCCGTCATACGCCCCGCGTTTGCGCCGCTGGTCCATTCGATGGTGCCGAAGGTGAACCAGCCGGAGGTGAATCCGCCGAGCCCCAAGGCGGTGAAAGCCCGGTCGCGCAGGAGATCGATCACGGTGCCCGTCCCCTTGTAGGCGGGGTCCTCCAGATCGACGCCGCATCGCGGATCCCCGAACGCCGCGTCGCAGGTCGCCTGGAAGGTCCGCCCCACCGTCTGGCCGAGGACATGAGCGAGCGAGCGGACCTCGGCAACGAAGGCCAAGCGCCCGCGCCGGATCTGGCCGATGGCGCCCCGGCGCATCAGCACGCGCTGACTGGCATCCGCCCAGTTCACGCGCCAGACATCGACCTCCGCATTGTCCCAGCGGCCGTCGAGGATGTCGGTCTCGGTGATCCTGTCGGAGGTCAGCACGCCCTCGGCGTCCTGTGCATCGACCGAGAGGTCCGAGCCCGAGCGCACCTCGGAGGCCGTAAGCCCGCTCTCGGGTTCGAAGTCGGTCCCGTCGAAGCTGAGCGTCCGGTCGTGATCGGTGAAGCCGAAGCTCATGCCGTCGGCGCGGGCGATCCGCCAGCACCAGGCGAGCGTCGTCGTGCCATCTTCGAGATGGGCCTGCAGGTCGGGGTCGAGGGTCTTCATCGGCGCAGTTCCAGAAGCGGAATGGAGGTGATCGAGCCGAGCCGCTCGAGGTCGAGCGTCACGTCGAGCACGTCGGTGTCGAAGCGAACCGGCACGTCGAACTCGCACCCCGCCGTGATCGCGAGACCGGACCCCGGCGCGGCGCCGAAGGTGACGAGGCCGGTGGCGGTGTCGACCGACCAGCCGGATGGCTGCTCGACCCCGCCGAGCGCGATGCGCACGGTGCCCATCACCGGCTTCGCGATGGCCCGCGTCCAGGATTGCGCCCCCGAGGCGTAGCGCTTCACCAGCTGGAAGGCGGTCGTCGCGCCGTCGCCGGTGCCGATCGCCTGATCGGTGGACGACGGTGTGCCTGATGGCAGGGAGGACTTGTGGTCGCCCCAATCCTTGAAGCGGAAACCATGCAGGCGGCCATTGCGCGCCTCGAAGAAGGCAACGACCGCGGCCAGATCGTCGGCGCGGCGGATGCCGTATGCCACATCGTATCGGCGGCGCGAATTGGCCCAGCTGGCGTTGCGCTCCTCGTCGCCCGAGGCGAGCTCGACGATCTGGGTGCGCCGCTCCGGCCCGCCACGGGCGCCGCGGCTGATGTTGTCGGGAAACCGGACCTCGTGAAACGCCATCACATGCCCCTCCGCCCGAGCGACACGGCGCGGGCGATGTCCGCGGCGACCTGCGTGCGGGATTGACGGAAGCTTTCGGCGTCACGCGCCATGATCGTGACGTTGACGCCGCCGCCCGCGCCGTAGCTCTGCGCCTCGCGGCGCGACAGCACCCGTTCGCCGTGTTGCAGGATCGCGGGCACCTCGTCATGGCGTATCCCCGCCATGCCGCCTGAATGCATTCGCGGGGCAGCGGCGAAGGCCATGGCCGGGACCATCCGCGAGGGTCCGGCCGATCCGACCATCCCGCCCGCATGCAAAACGTTGGCGAAGATGCCGCCCGCTCCGGAGAACACGCCGGAGAGCGCGTTTGCGATCGGCCCGAGGATAAACCGCCGCGCCGCGAGTTGGGCGAGGTCGGCGATCATCGACGTGACCATGTCGCGGAAGTCGAGCTTGCCGGTCTTCACGAACTCGCCGACCGCGTTCTCGGCAGACTGGAAGGCGCCGACAAGGCTCTGGCCGATATCGCCGCCGATTTCGCGCGCCTTGCTGGCGTAGTCCGACAGCGCCGCCGTGACCGCCTGCCAGCCGGTGACGGCGGCCTCGGTCGCGGGCTCAGCCGCTGCGGCGGCAGCTCCGGCCGCCGCCCCTGCACCCGTCGCGGCCCGTCCCGCATCGCCGAGCGCCGTCTCTAGCCGCTCGGCAGCACCAGTGGCCTCGGCCAGTGCATCCGCGCCCGCCTCGTCGGTGCCGCGCACCGCGTCGCGAAGCGCCTGCCAGCTTTCGAGGGGCGCACGTGCCCCTTCCGCCAGATCGCGCGCGGCGCCGCGGTAGACATTCGCCGACTCGAGCGCGCGGTTCGCCACCTCGGTCAGGCCGAGGTCCGGTGCGGTGAGCGGGTTGTCCCCGAAGGCCCGGTCGAACGCCGCCTGCGCCGCCGTCGTGGCAGCGCTGGCCGCTCCCTCGAAGCGGTTCTCGATCTCGCCGAGGTCGAGGTCCGGAACCAGCGATATGCGCCGCTCCGACCCGAGCGCTTCGAGCCCCTGGTTGATGCCACCGATGAAGCTGTTGATGCGCGAGACCACCCCGTTCAGCATCGCCTCGACGCCGTCGACCAGGCTGTTCGCCGCCTGGAACGCCAGATCGCCAATGGCGGCGGGCAGCAGACCCCAGATCGCCTTTATCGCCTCGTAGGCGCCTTCGAAGGTGTTCGCCGCCGTGTTGCCGAAGCCGACGACGCTCTCGATGGCGCTCTGCATGCCCGACGCGGCATCGGCCTTCAGGTCGAAGAACATCGCCGTGGCGGCGGCCCCAGCCGCCGCCGCGCCCATGCGGATCCGCTCCCAGACCTCGACGGCGAGGTCCTTCAGCAGCGACATCGCCTCGCCAAAGCCACCCGCGCCAGACACGAGCCGGGTGAACTGGTAGACCAGCTCGCCCGCGCCGACGATCAGCGCCCCGATGCCGGTGCGGATCAGCGCGCCGCGCAAGACGACGAGCGCGGTGGCGAGGCCGCGGACCGAGAGCGCCGCAGCCGCCATGCCGGCGACCCAACGTCCCGCGAGGAACGCCGCGAAGGTGGCGGCATAGGTCGTCAGGCGGCCGATGTTGTCGAAGAGGCCTCGGATCGCGATGCCAAGTGGGCCGGTGCGGCTGGCGACTGCCGCCATGGCGTTGGCGACCGCTTCCAGCGCGGGCGCGGCGGCGACCGCCAGCTGGTTCGACAGCCCGCGCCAGATCAGCCCGAGCCGGGAGATCGCGTCGTTCGTCCGCTCGATCTGGTCGGCGTCCTGCTCCGAGACCACGACCCCGAAGGCGAGGACGTCCTCGGTCGCCTGGCGCAGCGTCGCGGTGTCGATCCGCGACATGGCGATGGAGCCTTCCTCGCCGAAGAGCTGGCCCGCTACTGCAGCGCGCTCGGCGGCAGGCACGAAGCTCTCGATGGCGGCGTTGATCGCACCCACACGCTGGTCCAGCGGCAGCGTGATGAGGTCGGTGGCGGAAAGGCCCAGCCGGTCGAGCGCGTCAGCGGCAGGGCCGGTCCCAGCCGCCGCCTGGCTCAGACGGCGCGTCAGATCCTTGGTGGCCTGCTCGATGCCGGACATCGAGACGCCCGCTAGTTCGCCCGCGCGCTCGAGCGTCTGGATCGAGGCGACCGTGG